CCTTTTGAAAATCAATTGAATCGGCAATGAGGAAAACCGCCGGCGTCCGGTATGCCCGCTGGGTCTCAAAAATGTAATAATCGCGCGGCTTTTCGGATGAAAGGGGAATGACCGGGGCGGCTTGCAACCCGTTTTGGTGCAGCGTTTCCACATCCGTGAGTGCCGTTTCAATATCATCCTGAAGCTTCTTTTGAATGGCATCCACGGTGAATTCGATGAGATACTTTGTCGCATTCATGATTTCACCGCCAGGTATCGGGTGAGGCCCGATTTCATTTTCTCGATTGTTTCACGCGAGAACCCTGCAAAGTTCCGCAATTCTGAAACATATTTCGCATAGGGCACCCGGGTTGCGACAATCAAACTTTTGTCAGTCACGATTTTCCGCCCATCCGGTTCCTTCACTTGCACGGCCGAGCGTTGCAATCTGCCCGTTGCAACCAGCATGCGTTTTCCGCTTGCGAGAAATCCTTGCCGGCCCTCTTTCCACTTCCGATATTTGGAAGTGAGCGGGTCCCAATTGTCACCTTCACTTGTGGTGCCCCCGGCATTGCCTGAAACACTCATCCACCGTTCGGCCTGCGCGGCCTGATACTCGCGAAACAAAACGCGGTTGAGGTATGCCTTGGGGGATTTCCCCGCCCGTACCATTTCAACCAACCGCTTGCGTGCATCATTGCGAACGGTGCGGACTTTCATCGGCTGGGTTCCACGTTCCGGACGGCACCCCGGGCCGTTCCAAACAAGGGCGCAAGGGATTGGCCTTGGCGGCGGTAAAAATCATCCCGGGCCTGCATCGCTGCATCCATGGATTCCTTGGCCGCCGCTTTCCATGCGGCAATGATTTCCATGCGTTTCACGTCCGGCATATCTTCTAGGCGGTAGGTTTCGGACATGTGTTCCGAGAACCGGCTTGCAAGTTTTGAATAGGATTCCGAAGCGGCATAGAATAGGGCCGCGGGGCGCAACCCTTGGGCAATGCCCGAATAGTTATCCCCAAGGCCAAGCCAATTTGCACCCAGCCGCAGGAATGATTCAAGTTCTGCATCAAGGAACCATTGGACGTAATAGGTTGCCTCAATTACTGCGCCGGATATTGGCACGCCAAGCGGTGCAAACTTGAAAAACCCCGACGACAAATCATCATAATCAATCGGAACGGCAAGCGGGCCAAACCGCTCCCCATTGATGTAAAGGCCAAGCGGCCCGGTTTCATCAACCGTCGTGAAATCTGTGATTCTGCGATATTCGAGGGTTTTGAAAATGGCGTTTGACCCATCCGCCTGACCAATTACGCGCTTCAATGCGCGGAGTTTGTCAGTGGGGCCATCGGAAATCTTGGTGCGCAAATCATCAACCGCGGTTGTCCAGGCCATTAGATTTCCCCCAATTGGTTCAACGCATCAAAAAGCGTCGAATCATCCTCAAGGTAGCAATAACGATATCCCAATTCCCCAAGCATGGTGCGCTTCAATTCGCACGCTTTCACATCCTCGGGCGTTGCCGGCAAATCCACCAACAACATCACGCATTCCGATTCATTCAATCGAGCGTAGGGAAAAACCATGTCAATGCGGCGCATCCGGTCCAGATATTTGAATTGCTCCCGCAATTCTGGAACGTACCAGTTTCGGTGGTACACCATAGATTTTGCGAGTTGTTCCGGTAGCGTTTTAAATTGTTGAACCGGCTGGGAGCGTTCCTTTTGTTTTAGGTCCGCCACGGCCGATGCCGACAATTCCAATTCTTTGGGTGGCAACACATGCACCACCGCATTTTTTGGTTTTCTTCCCATTCAAAAATCCCCTTTAGGGAAACGATAGGGCAACCCCCACCGTTTCCCCAAGGGTTTTTTATTAGACTACCGACCCGTCGTTTCCTTGATATGCGAAACGGGAATCAATGTGGTCAGCATTGAAAATCACGCTGCACTTGAACCGGGACACATCACGCTCGAACGATTGACCGGAAAGTGGGTTTTCCTGCTCCACAATCGGGCCGCTGTATTGTTGCATGACGAACCATGGTTTGGAACCGTCCACGAGGTACCATGCGGTCGAATCGCCGTTGCAAGTTCCATCGTTTTTGAACATGAAACGAGACACGGTGAGGTCCGCAGTTCCTTCAACCTTGACCAATGGGTTGATGGAGAACGTGCCGCCGAGCGCACCCGGCGTTGCGCCCGTTGGAAAATATGTGCTGTGCAATAACGTAGCGGCCGAGTATCGAGTTTTCGGCCCCACTACTAGCCTGCTCGGCTGAACCAACATCTTGAGGCCCAAACGGTTCCGCTGATTCATCAGGGCGGTGTAGGCCGCCTCAAGGGTTCCTTGGTTCAAGAGGCCGAACGATGCGGGACGGTTGGCACCACCACCCACGAGGGAGGTGCTCCAAGGCCACGTTGCTTCATCGGCCATTTTGGTTTCAGAAACTGGCACATCGAGGTCAGCATATTTCATGCCGGCCACCGATGCGAGTTTACCCATTGCGTAAACCTCTTGAGCAAGTTTGCAGTATTCGCCCATGATGCCGGCTTGTTTTGCGAATTGCTGGGTCTTGTCCATTCCAAGAAGTTCCTTGGAAATTGGCAGGATCAAACCAAACTTGCGGTTAGTGAGGGAAAGGTCCATTCCCACTGCGCCGGTTTCTGGGAACAATTCGTTTTCACCGACTTGGCGAACGAATCCGATGCCCTGAATTGGGGCATAGAGTTCGGTCTTCTTATCGGATGCAACCGTGGTGCTCCATTCGTCAAAAGACGTTTCGACTTGTTCATACATTGCATTGACGATGCTTTGTACACCGGCCCTGAGGACCTGCGGAAATGCCGAGGTTTGATCCGCTTCGCGGAGTTTGGCTTTTGCGTTCTCGAAAAAGCCCGCCTCTTGCACGGGGAATTCCTTGGAATCCCGGATGTCCACGCCGAATTTATGCTGCATGGATGCAACAAGTTCTTTTTCTTCCTCGGTTTGCCACAAGCGGCTTGCGCGAACCTTGGCGTTTTCTTCCTTCAGATTTGCACGCGACAATTGAATTTTGTCTGACATGATATTGTCCTTTCCTTAAAAAATTAGAATTGAAGGCCGGCTGGGGTTTTAGCACCGATGAGGATTTCCCCCTCGGACGATGCACCCGCAGTGATGGACGCACCCTGGAAAATGCCGATTTGGTTGGTTCCAGCACTCGAAACGGTTTGCGCATCAACTGCGCAAGCGTAAACGGCGTCGGAAGGACCAAACACATCACCGGATTTAAGTTTCATGCGCACGATGACGCCGTAAACTGGACCGGCAATATCTTCAATCGCTTGCGCGGCTGAGGTTGCAAGCCCGGAGTAAGGGCCAACTACTTTTCCGAGAAGAACGGTTGCTTGTGCAACACCGAGAACGGTTGCGCCATCGGCGTCCGCTGCAACGGCTTTGAGCTTGTCGGAATCCAAACAAAGGATATCCCCTTGATTGAAAGACACGGTTGCATCAATCACGTTGATGGCCGATTCATAAACCGACTTAGGAGAAACGGAACGGGTGATCCGATTTTTTGGCGAGGTTGCCATATAATAGTTTCCTTTCAGTTATTTTTTGAGGCCAAGCGAGAAATCCACACGGCTTGCGGATTTCGACTTTTCCCCGGTTTTTTCAGTGTTCACGATGAATGGGTTTTTCTTAGCGGCCGACTCACCTCGACCACCACCCAACCCAAATCCTTCCTTGAAAGTATCAATTTTTTCCATGATTGCGGCCTCACTCTTGGGCTTGCCAATGAGTTTGCGGAGAACGTCGGTTTCACGACGGCCAAGGCCGGATTCCTGAAGTTTTTTGTCGAGGGTTTCTGCTAATTCCTTTTCCTTCAATTGGCGCTCAAGGAATGCAATCCGGCCTTGAAGTTTGGCCACGTCCGATTCCTTAACTTCCTTTTCTTCCACTTCCTCGTCGGCCTCTTTTGCGTCGGCTTCAACCGCTTCCTCGGCTTCAGGCTTTTCTTTTTTGCCGGCAACGTGCTTGGCAAGTGCCATGGCATCGGCGGCACACTTCATGGCCTCATCATGTCCTTTGCCCATTTCCTTGTAAGCCTCGTAAGCCTCATGCGCTGCGGATGCGGCGGCCTCATCCAGTTCGATTTCCTCGCCACCTTCACCGGCCATGTATTTTTTGATCATGTCTAGGATCAGGGCTTTGTCTTGTTCAACGTCGGCGTGTTCGGGTTCGCCGGCTGGAACCGCTTCAACGGCTTCCTTTTCCATCACGGGGAGTTTTTGTTCGTCCTTTGATTCAACAAAAGGATTCTTTTTGCGTGCCATCGTGTTTGCCTCCAAATATGAAATGATTTTTCCCTTGGCCCCGGGTTCGGTGACAAGGTCCACCGAGGTTGCCTCGGAAATTCTGCGAACCATTCGCAAATCCTCAATGCCCATTTCCACCGCTTGCGCAAGCTTGGGTTTGCAACCCTGCGGAAGCGAGGAATCATCAATCACCGATTGCATGGGCACGGGTTCCGCATCCCCACTTGCGTTGATTGAAAGTCCAACAAATTCCTGGCCGGGATATCGTTTGCCATAGTCCACGGCATGGCGCACAAGGGACCGCGCCCATTCAAAAGGTGAATCGGGTAATAGAATCAAATCTGCCACAAGGGTTGCGCACCCGTCGTCCGACTCATCCAAGTGGACGTTTTCAAAATGCCCGATGATGTCGCGCACCGAGCGTTCCGGGCGGTCCGTTTCATCCGATCGGCTGGGGTGGTCAGCGTAGCACTTGCGGCCCTCGAAAACTGCAATGGCAGATTGCAACGCTTCCTTGGTGTAGAAAAATCGGTCGCGGAAGTTTCCCATGCCCTCTTGGATCAAAACCGTTTTGAACCGGAATGGACCAATGCCATCATCATTTGCCACGGCCTCAAGGAATCGGCACGAAACGAACGAATCCCGCATGCCCGATTCCTTGGCCTTGTCGCGCAACACCGCGGGGTGTGCGGATGTGGCGTCGGCCTCGGCGGATGCGGCTGGCTTTTCCTCAACCTTCATTTGGATTTCGGATGGGTCCACCTTGGAAAAGGAAATGCCGGCAACCTTGAGGGCCTGAACCAATGCCGCGGCATTCATCCCGGGATTTTTCAAAAGGATTTCCGCAACCATGTCATCGGGTGATTTGGGTTGATCGGCCGCCGTTTTCACCACGGGTTCGGGTTCTGGAACCTTGGGCGCGGGCATGGATGGGCCAACCACCGGGGCGGGTTTGAATGCTTCCACGCCGAAAAAAAAGGTCTTTCCCGCAACACCGCCGGCCGAACCCTCTTTTGATTTCATCACCAGTCACCCCGTGATTGTCTTTTGGTCTTTGAAACAAACCGCACTAGCACGTCCGCCTTACCTGCACCCAGCGGAATCAATTGCGGCCGGTAGTCCAATTCCCGCAACGGAATCCCTTTTTCCTTTGCGATGCGTTCCACTTCCTCAAGGGTTTTGCACTTGTAACCCTCGATTTCGTAGGTTTGCCTTTTGACCACTTTACTTAATGCGTTCCCATGCCCCGCATCCACCTCGGCCAAGCGGTCATCATCGCGTCCCATATATTTTTCCACGTTCCGCGAGAATTCTTCAAATGAGGGGAAGCCGGCCTTTTTAAGATATTCCGAAATATCGTCCATTTTCACGAATCCTGTTTTTTGATTTCCACACGCTGAGCACCGGATAGGGTGCCGGACGGTTTCTCGGCCTTGCCTGGGGTGGTCAATGGTGACTGAGTTTCAGGGGCGGCAACGTCCGTTTCCTCACGGGTGTCCTGCTCCATGTCGAAATCATAATCGGTGACGCCCAATTCCTTGGCGGCCATCCCTGCAACGCGCTTTTTGGCAAGCCAACCTTGAGACTCTGCCAATGCCAAATCCTTGAATTTCTGGGTTCGGTCCTGAGTGTATAGCTCGGGGAACGTGAATTCAACCGGCACATGCCCGAGTCCGGCCCATTCCATCAAATCGTCCCACAAGTCCAAGAGGATGCGCTCGTACACTTGTTGCCGCGCTTCAAACTTTTTGGCCACGGGTTCGGTTGCGATGATTGCCGAGGCCCGGGTTTGCCCGCCGGAAAGGTGGGTGCCAAAAAAGGAAATTGGAATCCCGAGGCCCGACGCAATCATGGACAACACCCAATCAAAGGTTGGGTTGTTCCCCATTCGTGCGCCATCTGCGGAAAGGTATTCCCGCTTCACCTTGGCAGTGTGCACGAATTCGGACCCGGCTGGGTGAATGGTGCCCATTGATTCCTGCGCTTCAATATACGCGTTCAAATCATCCTGTCCGCCCTCAACCGTCGTGTCGATTGAATAGGCCGCCTGCTTTTGCGTGCCAATGATTGCGAATTGCACGGTGTCGCGCATGCGCTTGAGATACGATAGAACCGGATACAAGTCCGACCGGCCGCGCTTTTCACCGGTCACCACGTTCACCTTGTATTGCCGCATTTGGTCGGCTGGAATGGTTTGGAAAATGAATTTGGAACCGGGCAATTGTGCGCCCTTTTCCTGCCCCGTGTAAATTTGATACATCGTGGGGGCAACCCAAATGAAGCTCAATGGCCTATTCGGTTGTTCTGGCCAAGTCAATACCTCCCAAATCACGGTTGGGTCCACAAGTTGAACGCGGGGAATCAATGCCTTGGGAATCGGTTGCCCTGCGGTTGGTGCCTGCACCGGGGCCGCTTGATGATGCGGCAATTTCCAAACAAGCGTTTCACCATAGATCGCAATCTCAATGGCGATTTGGCGCATCATTGCGTGGATGTCGTTTACCTTTTCAAACGCGGACCAAATGGCCAGTGCCGCCTTGTTTTCCGTGTCGACGCGATAACCACGGCCCAAGGTGAAATCCTTGATGATGTTTACCGCTTGATGCGCAAGTGGGTCATGGTTCCAGGCATAGAACGCGGCGTTGGCTTGTTTCAGGAAATCCCAATAGGGAAGCGATTTAAAAAAGTTTCCGCCCAGCATTGGCACATAATCGTCACCGACAAGGCCGCTTGAAATCTGCGAATCCCTCGCAAAAGAATCCACGGCCTCACGGAATTTGGTTTCAGCGATTTTTGATTCACTGCGCATGGTTTCAAGGAATTCATTTTTCCCCAAAACCTTGATGCCCATTTTGCCCGTGCTTGGGTCCACGGCCATGACCCGGGCCTCAATGTCCACGGATGAATCCCGCTCCAAGAGGGCCAAAAGTTCGGGCACCGTGCGCACGGATTCTGGAGTCAAATGGACCGGGTTGGTTTCCCTGAACCGTCCATCAAACTCCTCATCATCAAACCGCGGCGAAATGGTTTTGCCTTGTGGTCCAACACGTTCAACCGGTACGTTTTTATCAAACATTTAACCACTCCTCGAATTCTGCTAGTTTGTTGTCCGGCACATCGGGAATATCGTCAACCGCTGGGGCCAAGGTGCAACGGCAATTAAAATGGATCGGGGGGACAATCCCATCCCCGCATCCCTCATCGTCATCCTCGTGGTCCGATAGCCTTTCCTCAATTTCACTTGTCAGTAAGCCATCGCGCCACAAGCAACACTCATCCGTTTTATCATCCACTATTGCGACAAAAACAAAATCAGTGATTCCGTTTTCCGACTCGCCACGCTTGGCCGCATCCCGCACATCCTTGACGAATTCGTGCGTCGTTTCCTTTTCAATTTCCCACCCATACCACTCGGTGCCATCGGGTTTGGGTTCAAGGTCCGTGATGACCGATTCCGGGCCGCGGTACTTTGGAATGTAGGCTTGTTTGTACGCGTCCACAATGTCGTCCCACTCCTGATCTGAGACAAACCCGGACGATAGGGCAACGGGCATTTCCGCGGTTCCAATTGCGGCCGTGGTGAATTCGGATTCGGAATCCTCATCGAATGGGAAATCGGCCTCGGTGAGTTTCTGAATCGCCTTTTTGGGACGGACCACGGTGCGGGTTTTTGGCAGTGCCCCCATGATTTTTTCGATGGCCTCATCCTCGGGCAATTCCTGCACAATCGAGAATTCGAGGGCGTCCAAAATCTTCCGCTTCACTCGGGAAAGGGCAAGCATGGTGCGGTTGATCAAAGGAACGCCGTCCGAGTTTTTGGAAATGGCGTCGTCAATCTCACCTGGGGCAATGCTGAATTGCGTTTCCTGCCCAGTAAGCCGGCCCGTGGCCTCGGCACTTGCGACATAAGACAAAATAAATGCGCGGCGCTTCAACCGCTTGATTGCCCCGGCCATTTCATTTGCAAGCGGCACCAAGAGTGCGTCCATGTGCGCATTCGTTTGGGTGAGGGTGTCTTGGGTTGCTTTGTTCATTGCCACGCCATAGGGCAACCGCTTCAAAGTGAGAACGGCTTGGGCCACAAGCTGAGTGAATGCGTTCCGGGCAATGTCATTGATTTCTATTTGGGCGTTGCGGTGGATTTCTTCCAATGCGCGTTCGGTTGCTTGGCGGAATTTCCGATATGGTTTTGATTCGTTTCCGCTTTTCATTTTGCCCATGTGCCCAAAAGATATTCCACCAAATGGTTTTAGAATAGGCCAAACACGCAAAAATAAAATGGCGCGGATGGCCGGATTCGAACCGACAACCTGCACGGTGAGCGTCCCCACTATTCGTGCCGCGCTTCCAATTGTGCCACACCCGCCCAACAAGTGTGAGGGGTTCGATGGAATTCAGCAAACTATCTGCGCAAAACAAACACCCCACCGGCCGAGGGTTGCCACATGCGGGAAGTAGCCGCGATTGAATATCCCATAGCGTCCGAAATGTGGGTGAGGGTTGGGTCCGATGTTTGGTCCAACGCGCCCCGGGTGATGTTTCGTTTCCATCCCACCCGCTGCAAATCCTTCCGGAGCATTTTGCAATTGGGGTGGACGAAAACGTGCGGTTGCCCGTCGGAACCCTTAAGTTTCGCATTCACGAGGTTCACTCGGTCCCTGACTTCTGGGTTGGCCGCGGGTGTCACGTTCTCGAAACTGATATTGTTGGCCTTTAAGATTTCCTCAAGGATGGAATAATCCGAACGCCCGAACGCTGCACGTTGTCCAGCACGGCCCGAGGCATCGCCGGCAATCCTCACCATGGGCTTTGCCTTGATGTCCATTTGCTTGATCCGGTGGACCAGTTCCTGCGCGGCCTCTTGGGTGTGGGAATCCCTCAAAAATAGTTCATCAAAAAAATAGTATTGCCCGGAATTGGTTTGGCCGAGAATCCAAGCCATCGGGTCAAGGTTAAAGTCAACGCCCAAGAGGATAGGCAAGTGCGGTGAATACAATGCCCCCGTGGTTGTGAACGGGGATTGGGATTTCATGTTGGCGTCACTGAAGTTGATGTAGGCCGCGCCGTTGTATAGGTCCCGAAATTGGGCAAGGATTTCCTGCGCAAACACGGGTTCGGAAAGTTCCTTCCGTGCCTCTTCCATTTCGGCCTCGGTGAATAACGGATTGCATGCGGACGGGGCTTGAAACCCTGCCCAGTTAGAATCCGTTTTTGACCGCTCAAATAAATCATAAAACATGTCGAACCCGCGTGGCGTGGACACGAACGACGCCCACCCGCCCGTGGTTGCAAGCATGGGCCGAATCACCTGGGGCCATAGTTCCGGGTCTTGGTCCCGCACCTCATCAATCACGGCACCATGCAGGGTTTCCCCCCGCAGGTTGTGCAGTGACTCACCCGAGACAAACCGGATTTGGGAATTGTTGATCAACTTCACCCGGAGTTCCGTTTGGTTTTTTTTCTGGAACACCTCGGGGCAAGCGTAAAGCATGCCGACCAATCGCCGATATTGAACGGTGGATTGATTGAATGTGGGTGAGACAAACCAATATGTGGTGTTCGGTTTCTCCCATGCCCGCCGGCATAGTTCGTTCAAGGCCATGGTGGATTTGCCCGCTTGCCGGCCGAGTGCTG